CTATATTTAATCTAATTCTTTTGGTGATTCTGGTACTGATTCTACTGCGACTTCCATCAGTTCGGCGCGATGTTTAAGTTCCTGTTCGAGTTTTTGATTCATCTGTGAAACGCTCGTCATCCCACGCAACTCCTCGAGTTCCTTCTTGGTTTCATCTTGTTGTCTCTGCGCTATGCTATCGACAATCTTTTTCGCATAGACTTTCGCGGGCATGGGTTCCTCGGTCCCACGCAACTTCTTGAGGTCGCTCACGAGTTCTTGTTTACTTTTGTCGGTCGGTATGAGACCTTTAAGTTTGGACACCACCGAGTTTTCGGTGATGGCACTGAACATTTGTATGGGTCTGATGTGTATGATTTCAGGTTTCGTGATGTCCTCGTCGGATGGGAAATTCCTCTCAAAGAGCATCAGAACCGATGCGGGAATGGACGGACTCTGTTCGATGAGCGCATCGTACTCACCTTTGAGGAGTTCGACCATGTCCGAGCCGTCGCGACTTCGGTCCACCAGGGGCAGACCCAATTCAAGACGCACGACGCGCGAGAACTTTCCAAACTGCATCGCGGCCACGCGATGCGCTTCCATGAGTTCGCTGATTTTCAAAAATTGCGCAATGGTTGCGATGAGGCCGGCGATGAGGTTCAACCCACCGATGCTCGGTGCGACGAAGGGTTTTAATCCCTCCGGAAATTGTTCTTGTGCAAAATTTGCAGTACCTGTCAGCGTGGAGAGCACGATGACGGGCAAAGTATAACGCATGTTTGATTGTCTGTAGTTTAGGAACGCCTGGTAGTGCATGTACCTGTAGCACGCGGCGCTCTCGCCCCACCCCTTGAGGATGGCTTCCTGTTGAGGGTGCCACATTTTGGGCAATTTTTTATCTTTTTCCATCATAGAATAGATGAATATAATTTTCGCACTTCACGCACTTTTGTTATTATTTCTCATCATCATTCCATTCGTGAACGACGAACGACTTTTACAGATGTACAGCATCCTCATCCCCTTTATTTTTTATCACTGGAGCGTGAACGACGACACGTGTGCCATGACGCAGTTGGAGACGTACGTGACTGGGAAAAATAAAAACGACACCTTCTTCCACCGCTTGGTCTCCCCAGTGTACAAGATGGATGACACCGCCGCGAACAATCTTTTGAAGAGCACGTTGTTTTTCCTTTGGATGTTTACCCAGTACAGATTGGAACGTTTTAAAATCGTCGAAGATGACTTAAAAAAGCTTCTTTCGAAGTATCGTATCAATAAGAATTAACGCTTGCCCAATGTAACACAGTCTTTTGATGACACGCTCCCGGTCCATGATATGTAATTAAAGAGTGTTTTCCCTTTTAATTACATGTACAAGGTGCTCGCCATAGATGTTGGTTATCACAACATGGGCATCGTCGCCGCGTCGTGCGAGAACGCAAAAGTCCACGTGACGTGGATGAAAAAGGTGAGTCTGGCGGATTACAAATACATTCACTCCAATGACATCGTCGACTTAGTGCCACTGATGGTTCACGACTATCGTCAGATGTTCGATGACGCCGAATACATCCTCGTGGAGAGACAACCCCCTGGTGGGTTTCAAAACATAGAGGTCCTGCTGCATTACATGTTTCGAGACAAGGTGACGCTCGTGAATCCCGTGTCGTTGCACGCGCACTTCGGCATCAGACACTTGACGTACGAACAGAGGAAAGAACGAACCACCAGTATCGCTGAAAAGTACATCGGACGCGAGGTACCCTACGAACGAAAGCACGATATTGGTGATGCGGTGTGTATGATTGTGTACTTTAACTTTAAAAAATCCGTGCATTTCTTCGACACGTTTAGATTTACTCAAACCTCCAAGATTGATTTCGAGGACTTCGGAATCGACGCATCTCCCGCAACGCGTTAAACATGAGCACCGGGTTTGCGTTTTTATTCTTCGCCGCGTTCACGTCTACGAATGCGTTGACCTTCTTCTGTTGGTTTTCGGACAATTGCTCGTAAAGCGTGCGCACGCGGTCAGCGACTTTCGCCTTCGCCTTGACGAGGGCTTTGGAGTAATTCTTTTGATTCTGGTACAAGACCATCTTCTTTCCATAGGAGGAAAAATTGTTCGACTTGCTGAGGTCGTTCACCATCTCTTCCATCGTGTACTTTGGTGCATTGATGGGTTCGCTAGGTTTCGTCAACATCGACAGCGCCGGGGAACCACGACGCGCCATTGTGTTCAACGCCTCCAACTTTTTCAACGCATCGAAGAGAAGACGCGGCGACGAATTTTGGTTGACATCGCGAACGATGACGATGCCAAATTGTTTCATCTTCTCGGGTAGCTGCGTGTACGCACGCAAGACGCGCGCGAAAAGCAGCGGTCGCGTGTTCAACACCGCTCGAACGTAGTTGGGTTCTTTGTTGTTCTTGTACGTGGCGAGCTTTTGTTGAAAGTTGTAGAGCGTTTTCGAGTTTGACAAATTGCGAATCATTCGATTATACCTCTCTTGCTGGGACATTTTGTATTATAATACACTCACAATTTATTTTTAATCTTGGCACAAATCGTCTTTCGCACGTTAGTCTGGGCGACGTCAATGTTCATGCCTCGAGCGATGCGCTGCATGTCCGTCTTCTTCATCGCACACACCCGTCGCTTCAGTGCACGCTCCCATTCCTTGATGAACTCACTGAGCGCACTCCACTTTTGGTCTCTGTACGCCTTTGTGATTTTCCCCAAATATTTGAAATCCGTCGCCGTGTACGCCGTTTGACGCATCACCTTGTCGAGGACGCGCACGTACGCGAGCTTGGCGCGCTCTTTGAGCATTTCTCGCACGCGCGGTTGCATCGCCGGTTGCATGCGCTTCGCGTTTCTTTCGAGCGCCTCCATGTTGCGACGCAACTGCGCCTCCGTGGCGTTGCGTTTGCGTTTGTTTCGAATTTCTAAAGCGAGTCGCACGGCTTCGTCGTTTCGGGCTTTCTTGGTACGGATGCTTTCCACGAGTGTCGGCGCTTTTCTTTTCTCAACCATTATTATTATACATGAAGAATAAAAACAAAACGCGAGTCATGTACGTCACCATCGTCGTCTTGGTCCTCGCGGTCGCGTACATGTGGTACAACCCACAGGAGGTCTTGGTCCCCGTGGAGACCGAGGTCCAAGTCCCCGTGGCGGTTCCGGTCCCAGTGGAACCTCCGAGACGCGCGCCTGAGTACAGAGGACCGCCCATCAAAAAGTACAAACCAGGGCACATGCAACAGATGGGCTTGTTGGTGAACGGCAACAACGAAACCCTGCCCCTCTATGGGAAGGAAGCCAGGGGGCACAGAGACCGCTACAATTACTACACGACCACGTCGGGTGAACAAATGTACCCCGTCCCCGTGACGCACAACGACCGCGAGTGCACTGAAGACATTGGCTGCCCGGAATTCTACGGCGAGGAGAGCGTGTCGGTCCTCGGTAAGGATGGCACGTACAACGTCAAGATGTATCGGACCGATGATTTTTTTTAATGCGGTCGTATTCGAGCGCCGAGAGACCCATGGTCTTTGCACTTTTCGCCTTTAAAGCCAACAATTCTTTAACATCCTCATCGCACAGGTTGCTAAAGAATTCACGCTTCGCCTCCATGTCACCGAGCTGTGCGCCGTTCTCCTTCGACGCCTGCACGTGAGGCCATGTGTGTTTACGTAGATGATAGACTTCCTGCCTCAACTGGACGAGTTCAGGGAGGATGACGTCTCTGACGATGTTTTGGAGTTCCTCGAGGGTTGCGGCTCTCCACGACGATGTCATTAATGAAATATGTGACACTATTTTTATGTGATGATGATGCCAAACTTTTGCGCCATCACGCGTTTCGCCCCATCGAGGCTGGGTCGTGACCATAGGAGCCATCGCGACCAGAACCCCGGCGTGTACACGCCCGCCTTCGACCACGTCTCGCGTCGTCTATGGCGAACGAGATACCTCTGCATGCGCTCTCGGTCCTTGTGAATCGTGTAGTCCGAGTACCCCCGACCACCAAAGTCCACGTGTTTTCCAGAGTCCACGAAGAGTGCGCGAAACTTTTTGTTCGCCTTGGGACTTTTGATGAGACGCACCTTCATGCTTGATGTGTGTGTATATTTTTTTTACATCATCATACACTTTGAGCAGTACTTTTCAACTTTTTCGACGCGGCGGTAGGCGTAGAGGCCGACGAGGGCGGCGATGGCGGCGCCGTAGGTCATTTGGTTCATTTGCTTGCGTCTCAAGAAGAGGATGAGGATTATGGCTAACATGACGAGTTCCTCCGTGGTCGGCACGAAGAAACGCGCGCTGAGGTCAGGCGCGTCCTCGGTCGGTTCGGGTGCGGTGTACATCGAGCGTCTGTATCCAGGCATTTTTATAATCTACGAAGAAATTAATGTGGTGGGTGATTCCCGTGGCCCTGGTCACGTGGGACTTTTGTAAACCCCCTCTGGACATTTTGTATTTTCAAAATCCATGGCGCCCCCTGGTTGGGATGCGAAACACCTTGGTGGACCTCTTGTGTGGCCACGGCGAGCACCCGCGCTTTGACCTCTGGCCCATGACATTCTATTTCGAAACGATACGACAGGAATTTGTAGAGACGGAGCGAAACATTGAGAAACATTATTTCCATGACATGGACCCATGGTTTCCAAAAAACACAGGATATTATTATTACAAAGTCAGCGATTTCCCCATTTTACAAAGCATCATTGATACGATTCCATGCATCGATAAGGAGACCGGGGTCATCGCTGTCATCGAGGGTCCGATGTCCATCGCCCCACATCGGGCGGAGAGTAATTTACAACTTCGATATCACATGACCCTCGAGGGTTCAGGAGATTGTACACTTCACACGTGGCACGACGCACACGTGCACAAAACATCTGACGAGTTCATTTTCGACCACGCCCGCTATCATAGTCTCGAAAAGACCAGCTCCGGGAGACGGGTGACAATAATCTTGGATGTACATCGCTTTTGACCGGTGCCGGAACCTCCAGCAGCACGACCTCCCCGACTTCATTCCTAGCCTGGATGAGCATCGTTGGTCTCGGTGGTGGTCGAGGAGGACCTGGGTCGGGGCCCGTGCCGAAGAGGAACCTAAACATTTTTTAAAAAAAGGATTGTATTTTTTTTTAAAAAATGTCTCCGTCTCTGGGTTTCGATCCCAGTACTTTGAGGTTAACAGCCTCACACTCTTCCGATTGAGTTAAGACGGAAAAGTCCAGCCTACTGGATTCGAACCAGTGACCCACTGAGCTTTGATAACGACTACAATCAGTTGCTCTTCCAACTGAGCTAAGGCTGGGACAGCTCTCGCCAGGGTTCGAACCTGGGTTGTTGGATTCAAAGTCCAAAGTGATAAACCACTACACCACGTGAGCTATACCATTATAAAGATTTTATTCTTTAACTAATAATATATGTTCGAGATTGTCATAATATTAGCGCTGCTTGTGTTGATGATTGTACGTCGCGAACGTCCGTGGTCGTACGAGACGTACCTCTTGACTTTACCGAAAGAACACGAGAGACGAGAGAAATTTTTCACGCACAACACGGGCGGACCAGAGGTTCGTGTGGTGTATGGACAGGACACCAGAGATGTGGAGACTGCCCGAAAGTTCGAGCATCACGTGCAGCCCGAATTCTTCGACAAGGCGGTGGAGATGCACTACGACTCGAACGTGGTGCGTCCAAACATTACGTATTTCAACCTCGGTGCCATCGGGTGCCAGATGGGACACCTTGACATTTGGACACGCGCACGAGATGCAGGACATAAATACATTCTCGTGTTCGAAGACAATGTCATCGTGAAATCGCCAAGGTTATATGACGAGGTTGAAAAGTTCATCAAAGAGAAGGGTGACGACTTCGAAGCGTGTTTCTTTCATTGTCTAAACTATCTGCCCCGCCCTGGACGGGACAAGGGACGCGTCTTGTGGATTTCGAGCACGAAGTGTTATCTCATGCACGTTCCGAACATGCAAAAGTATGCACCCTTATTTCTCCCGATGAACAATCACGTGGACATGAAATTCGAGGACATCATCAAGGCGGGTGCGCGCGTGTACTACAAGGACATGCGCAAATACATCGCCATCGACCGAAGACACAAGTCGACCATAGGACACGCCCCGCACGACGACCAAGACGTGTTTTCAAGACAATACCCAAAGGTCCCTCGCTCTGAACTCATCAAAGGATGGTAGGGTGACGTTCGCGTTCTTCCTTCGTGCGCAACAACTGCGTGAGGCTGAGGAAGATGAGCGTGACGAAAATGGTGTCTTCGAAATCGCGAACGGCGGCGAACGCGAGGAGGATGAGCGTGAAGAATTTGAAAAAGACATTTTCCGTCAACGCGTCCAGAACCTTGGGCTTCTCGGTCACGCCTGAGGCACCGAAGACGCTGTGGAGGAGGATGGCGATGCCGAAGACGAACGGGCCGTTGACGAAGTTTTCAAAGCCGCCAAAGTAGTCATAGTTATCATGGGTAATAAGACCCGCGATTGAAACCAAGCCAATTGCAATAAGTAGGGGAGTGCTCTGAAGAGACATATGTATTTATACAACATTAAATTTTATGGAGAATAAAGTTTCGGGATAAAAGGCGTACGGGATGATGCGACCCGCGTCGCACACGAAATTTTTTCGAAGCTCGACGTGTTCGCACGCCTCCCTGGAGATGCGCGAGCAGAGGATGTTGTCGTACACGCACGGCGTGGACACGTCCAAGATGGCATCGGGGCGGATGATTTTTGTGTCGACGTTGTACACTTTGAGCGCGTCAAGGATGTACCCATAGTCGCAACACGCGTTCACGACGACGACGCAGTGTCCATTCATGGCAAACTGGTGTTGGATGTCGAAGAGAAAATCTTCGTGGTCCTCTGGTGTGATGACGACGTTGGCGTGCGGTTCGGACATGGATGCGTTTCGAGTGACCTCGCCGTACTTTTCCTCGATTTCCAGAAAGACCACACCGTGTATGCTTTCAGCGAGCACGTGGCATTTTCTGATGTACCGAGAGACTTCTTCCAATTTGGACTGCATGCCAAATCCCGTGATACCGACCAGGCCCACAGGGAGGTCTTCGCAGAAGATGGTGCGCGCATCTCTCTGCGCCTGCGCGTCGCCGATGCAATAGAGTCGGTCGAGGGTGAGAATGTGTCTCCGAGCGAGCTTCATGTTCAGGGGTTCGCGAGACGTGTGAAGAATCGACCCCGGCTCGTTCCGTGCCTCCCCCGTGATGAAAATATCTTCCATGAACCCGTGGTTGAGTCCACGCCACCCCTCGACGACGCCTATGACCTTGTTGTGCCGTTGTTTCTCCCGAAGTGCGATTTCCGTGATGCACGTGTTCACTCCGGGGGAAATTCTTCCAGGTGTAATGATGCCGACGTTCATTATGTCGCACAGGATTTGTCCGCAAAAAATATGTAAAACAAACCGAACACCACGGCGAGCACCGATGCCGTGACTGGGAATGGAAACATGAAAAAAATGAAGAGAGCGATGTAGACATATAAATATTGTAAATACTCTATCACGGAACGGAATGCACGTTTAAATCCCAACGTCGCTGGGTACGATACGAAAATGGCATCGGACGTTTTTCCATGATTCGTTGCGGCGATGTTTTCAAATAATTTTTGTTGCTCGTCCACCTTTATGAAGTCGTAGGAGTTACAAATCATGTCGTTAAAGTTTACCTGGTCATCCTGACACGTGCGGGACAATTCATCTTCGAGAATGATTTTCAAATACTTTGCGTAGCCTGCGTACATACCCGCGTTGGCGACGCCGTCGTAGCACGTCGGAAAAATCGCGCGCGTCACGGCTTTGGAGAAAGACTCGGGGTCCTTCGAGAACAACACTTTACACCCATAACTGTCAAAAATAGCCTTGACGTCTTTGGGGTCCTTATTAATTTTAGAATCAAATCCATCAACAAAAATAATGAGGTCATCGTCATTCTTACTTTCGTTGATGTATTCAAGCAACCCCTCCGACTTGTCCGAGTACCCCTTCCATGGTCTTCCCCACCCCAACACTTTCACGGGCACGTCAAATGTGTTGCGCACCAACTCGTCAAAAAGGCCAAAAGATTTGTTCGCATAGGTGACCACCTCCACCATTTTAATGTACTCTGAGAAATTATACACACGACTTGTCGGCTTTCAACGTGTACAGGAGCATGGAACTCACAGCGAGGTACAACGGAATCCATTTATAATTGTTTGGTAACACGGCCAACAGGAGTAACATCGAAATGATAAATTGCCATTTGAAAAATTGTGAATACTCACGCAACGAACGCACCACTCTCTGCATACTGAGTGACGCGGGATACGACACAAAGACCGCATCGGAAGTTCGACGAGTCGTCAGTGGTGCAATGTTTTCAAAAATCTTCTTGTCCTCATCCACCTTGATGAAATCGTACTTTCCACACAGGGCGTTGAGATTTCTCTGGTCATCCTCGCACGTCATCTGAAGTGCGTCTTCGAGAACTTGTAAGAGGTATTTCGCGTAACCCATGTACAAACCCGAGTTCGCGATGGAATCGCCGACGCACGCGTCGAATACTTTATGCGAGATGTACCCACCCATCGGTTCTGGGTCCTTCGAGACTAACATCTTACAATCACACGCTTCGAACATCGCGACGATATCTTTGGGGTCTTTGTTTATTTTTGTATCAAATCCATCTAGGAATACTACGATGTCCGTGTCCTCTTTTTCTCGTAGGTAGGTCACCATGCCCTTGTACTTGTCTAAGAACCCGTTCCACTTCGTGCCCCACCCCAACACTTTGACCGGAACGTCGAACTCGTTGTGCACGAGCTCTTCAAAGAGTCCGCTCGATTTATTCGCATACGTGACCACTTCCATGATTCTTAATGTACGCGGATATTATTTCCACACGCTCTGGGTCCGTGGTCAAGTCGCATGCATCCGTGACGACCTTCTTAGACTGAAGCGTCTTCATCTTGTCCACGAGGTCTCGCCATCCCTGCTCGTGAAGGAAGCGCGTCAGGGCGCCATTCTTTTGGATGTTCCACGTTTGTTCGCGCGTGGTGGTTCGCGTTCTCATCGCGTGCGCGATGTACATCAATGCTGTACTACCGGGGGTGTTTTTTGGTCAAAACATGCGACGAGCTGTGCGAACGGGCTTTTCGGTTCGATGGTCCTGTCCCATCGGTTGTGCCAGTGATAGGCGAACGCCCCTGGTAGATACGTGTGCATGTCATAGGTCTCTTCCGTGTCCTGGAACCAATTGTCCCACGTCGCGCCGTAGGGGTTCGCGATCCACCCCGCGTCGAACCAGCTGTTGGGAAGCACGACCATGTCCATCTCTTCCGTGTCGTACGTCAACTTTGCCTGCTGAAATCCCCATCCCATGCCCTTGGCGAGAATGTACTCAATGTTTCGACGCATCTTCGAACTCTCGGGCACGAGCGACACGAACACCGCACCGTTCGGGTGGACATCGTCCGCCCACTGGTACACGACGACGTCTTCGGCATACGTGGCAAATATGGGTTCCATGGAACGCAAGAAAAACACATCCAGGTCGAACCAACATCCACCGTACTTGTACAAAAGCAGATAGCGCACGACGTCCGAGAAGAATGAGGGAACGTGTCGATAGACGTGTCCTTCCAGAAGCGTGCCCTGCGTTTCTCGAAAGTAGTCAAACTCTTTGACTTTGGCGTATGTGTGAAACTCTTCGGGCACGGCAGTCCCTGGGTGGACCCATAGGATGACCTCGTCCTTCGGGTGGTGGTGTTTACACGACATGATGGAGTACAAGTGTTTTTCATTGAGTGTGCCCACCCAATACGCGTGAAAGGTGACTTGTTTTTCGTACGTACCCCGCACGTCTTGCGCGAGACCTATGGTTTTCTCATAGGCACTTTCTTTGGTGAGAAGTTTCATGATTTAAAATAACAAGGGTTCTAATTTTTAATTCAGTGATAGGTTATGATGCGTTGACCGCGCATCACTTGGAGCACCCCTCCGTGAACACCGTATTCTCCAACCTTTGGGATGTGGTCTATTTCCTTTTTCAAACCATTTTGAATGATGACCTTCTTCGCGTCGTTCAAAATGGCTCGGTCCGTGACTAGTTTAGTGCCACTTCCCCATCGGTAATCGTACACAGGTGCGTATCCCATCTTTTATGGTGATGGTGTGAGGGTCTACCTCTGGGGGTTATTTTCTTCATTTATTTTAGAAATGATAATCCTTCTCTTACTCTTGGTGGTCGTGATTTTCATGTACACGCAGCGCACGACGGTGCGATTCGTCAGTGCTCAGAGAGACGACGCTGGGTACGAGGTCCTCGATTGTCTGAACGAGAACGAGATTAATCACGCCATCGAACTCATCGAGCTTCGTAAATACCGCGAGCTTCAACACATGATACAGAACAGCCCGGAGGTGTTGCGCGCGATTGAACGCGTCGTGGGTCCGGAGTACGTGTTTCAGGACTACGTGCTGTCTCTTGAAAAAAGTGCCATCTCGACGTGTCACCGAGATGAGAATGGGCAAATGTTCAACGGACAGGAGCACCCCGCGTACACGATTTTGTTCTACTTGGAACCCATGGAGGCGTGCTTAGACGTCATAAGTGGCAGTCACTTACGCCGAGATTTCATCAACGTCAGCCACCCCCTGGAGAGCATTCGATGCACCCCTGGACAGGCTATACTATTCAACGCGGACCTCATACACAGTGGGTCCATAAACGATGCGCGCGAAGATAACAGACGGGTGCAGATGAAACTCATTCATAAAGATGACGTGGGTAAAATTCCTCAATTCGATGATTATCACAAAGTCGCGGATGCATCCAAGTCAAATCCTCGTTGGTACACGAAATTTGTGAGGGATGCGTCGTGCACGTTCACGGGTGTGGCGGACCTCACGAAAAATGGGGAGAACATGCCAGAATTCATAAAGACTCTGTACAAATACATCGCCTACGGAGGTGGGGACAAATACAAACTTCACAACGTTTCGTAATAATCACGCACCACCTTATCGGTGATGAACACGTGGTCCATGTTAAATTGTTCGAGTGCACATCGCGCGCGAAACACACTTCCGTGTTTATCCCGCGCCAGAGCCGCACCACGCTTCGCGTCGCGAGTGTAGCTCGCGGCCACGCCCGGAGTGTACCCACCAATTGTGTGCAGCCACCACACGCGGACGAGGTCTGTGCGCGAGGTCTGGGCTAAACACGCGTCGCGAATGGTGAGTTTCGACTTTCCATACGAGGGATTTCCGCCAGGTAAGGTGGCGTTGTGCAGAAATCGATTGTAAAGGAGAAATGCACGGTAATCGTTGCCCTGCATGTCACCTTCGAGCTCGACGCGTCTCGACGAGATGTGTCTGTGAACTGCGCGACGGTTCTTAAGGTTCACGCCACTCTTGAGCAGTCGTCGACAATACATGTCGATGGTCGACGGCGCGTAGTTGTTTGCTCGGAGAATCGAACGGAATTGTTCCATCGTCGCACTTGATAAAACATGCACTCATAACTTTAATGAAGGTGCTGTTGACAACGAATCTCGACTCTTTCGCCTTTTTAAAGCAAAGAGGGCGCTCATCCAATGTGTGATGGCTTTTTCATGTTTCTCGATGTCATCGGTACCTAATATACTGAGACCATTACATACATCTGGTTTATTTTCCTTTTCTGGAAATTCTAAATTAAACTTAATGATGGAAATCGCGGGAATGTCCGGAGCGTCGTCCAGGAGACGGTCGTATTCCTGACGACACGCGTTCACAAACTCTATGACGTCCTGTCGGTGTTCGGGGTCCAGAGATAACTCCATGTCAATGTTTCTATAAAATTTCGAATACTGCACACACATCGCGGAGTGCGCTTCCGCGAGTTGCGCGCTCTGTGAAAATTTCGAAACGGACGTGAGAATCCCACCGACGACGTTCAGGAACGCGAACATGTACTGCGCAATCATGATTTTGTTTTTCGTCTCTTCTTCCAAGTTTTCGTTTCCACTCGGGTTCAGCACGGCAAACCCACCAACACCGGTGATGCTGCTGATGATGATAGATGGGTAGGACATGTAATCGTTGACTCTCTTGAAGTGCAGCCTGGCGTGGTTGTGTAGCCACCGGTACCCAGCGGCTTTTTCCGCCCACCGCACCAAGAGCTGTTCCTGCTTAGTGCACCACACATGCGCGGGTTCCATTATTTTACGCACACATTTTTCGCACACTCCCTGGCGAGCGTGTCGACCCTCTCGTTCTGTGGATGTCCGTTGTGTGCCTTGACCCATCGCCAGTCGACGTGGCTCATGTGTCCGAGAAGTGTGTCTATGCTGACCCAGTATTCTTTATTTTTCACGGGCGTGCCTTTGGCGGTCTTCCACCCATTCTTCTTCCAGTTCTCCGTCCAGAGGGTGACCCCGTTCTTGACGTACGTGCTGTCGGTCCAAATCGTCGCGCGCGTGATGCCCTCCTTGACGCACTCTTCTAAAGCCCGCTCTACTGCCGTGAGTTCCATGACGTTGTTCGTCGTGTGCGCCTCGGCACCGAAGAGTTCAAACGCCTCGCACGTGCACGCCCACCCCCCAGGCCCTGGATTTCCCAAACAACTTCCATCGGTATAGACGTTCATCGTGATTAAATATATTTTCTAAGGTTTAATTAATAATGGACCCCAAGCGGATTGGGATGATTGTCGCCATCCTGGCGGTGGTCGGTATTGCTTTGTATTATTTCGT